CCTTGACTCCAACGTGAGCATCAAATTTACTGTGATCGAGTAGAATCCCACACGGCTCTGAGAATTGCTCCCATTTAGCTCGTAGATCTTGTGCTCGCTGCCTGTGGTTTCTACCTTTAGCAATGACTCGGGTTTTGTATTCATCCTCGTAGTTATAAGTTGCATGTTCAATTGGTCCCAAAAACCGACCAAGGGTAAGACAATATCTTTTGTTTCGAAACTGTATACACCTTGGTGGCTTCCACGCTCCTACCTCGAACTTTTCGTCATTTATGAACATCTTCACTATGGCATCTCGATTGGTGAGAGCTTCAGTACGTAATGATTCCATCGCCGTCATGAACTGTTTCTTATGCATACCTGTATATCGGTCAATGAATTCTGAAACTCCCATCCTTCTTACTTCCTGTTCTTCTAATATCCTCTTGGCCATGTCATCGAGGATCCCTCTGCTAATCATCAACTCACGTTTTTGTATTGGTATTTGTACACATTGGTGTCTATTTTTAAGTGCTATTTCCTCATTATGTGTACAATCTGCATAGGTGTATATGAATGGTAGGTCTATAGTTTGTATATTGTACCCACCCACTTTGGTGACTCGTCTAGTTGTACAACAGACTTGTTCCTTAAACCTAATGCTACTGCCCTCTGCCACTAATTTGTTGGGGGCAACCTTATCCTTAAGACACACGGGTTGGAAACTGCTTACACCTCACTTTCTCTTAGTTAGACCGACGGGCTGCATGGTCATCTTCCCCCAGCTGAACCTCTTCCCTGCTTTCCCCGTTTGTGAGAATTCAGCTACTGCTTTTCGGGCTTCAGTACCACGCTTGGATTTTAGATGTTTGATGGCCAACTGTTCCACATCAGAAACATTCATTAACGCTGTGCATGTGTACACTATGGTTTGTGCTACCAGCTCAGATGTAGCGTAAGTAGTGTCGAAATTAGTTTGGTAATACTGTGATGCTTTCTTTACCATGAGTTTATACAAGATGGAATCCCTTGGTTGAAATAGTACCTGTGGTAACAAAGCATAGTACAACTCTTTATCAACACCTACCATAGCATGTTGTACACCACCTAAATTATAAAC